CGCTTTCTGGTCAAGTCTCTATCCGTTGGATTGAGGGTAAGATGAATCAGTATCTAAATAAACTGTTGTCTACAACCGACGAGGATTACGTTATTGCATCTGACACAGATTCAATTTATCTTAATCTTGGACCTCTTGTTGATAAATTTTTTGCTAATCAGTCTAACGATAAAGCAAAAATTGTTGGACTACTTGATAAGATCTGCGAAGATAAGTTTGAACCGTACATCGATGACTGTTACCAGAACTTGGCGAACTACGTATCGGCGTATGACCAGAAAATGCAAATGAAGCGTGAAAATATTGCTGATCGTGGTATTTGGACTGCAAAGAAGAGATATATTCTTAACGTGTGGGATAGCGAGGGTGTTCGCTATGAGGATCCTAAACTGAAAGTGATGGGTATTGAGTCCGTCAAATCATCTACTCCATCTCCCTGTCGTAAGATGCTCAAGGAAGCATTTAACATTTTGATGACCGGCACGGAAGAAGATGTTATTGACTTTATTGATAAGTCTCGGGCAGAGTTTAAGAGTTTGCCGCCAGAGCAAATTTCATTTCCAAGATCAGTCTCTGATGTTGTGAAGTATAAATCTTCTTCTAGCATATATGTAAAAGGAACTCCTATTCATTGTCGTGGAGCATTGCTTTTTAATCACTACATCAAAAAGAATGAATTGGATAACAAATACTCTCTTATTAAAAATGGTGAGAAGATCAAATTTTGTTATTTGAAGAAACCAAATCCAATGCATGAGAATGTAATCTCTTTCATTCAGGAGTTTCCTAAAGAACTCAACCTTGACAAGTACATTGACTATGACCTACAATTTGAGAAGTCCTTTGTCGAACCACTGAAAGCAATCCTTGATGCTATTGGTTGGAATGTCGAAAAAACTGTAAACCTGGAACTATTTTTCTCCTAATGGAACTACCTATTACCGATAAAGAACTTGCTACTATTGTGAGCGCATTGCGACTTGGTGGTGATACATCCCTTTATCAAAAACTGAATAAGATTAAGGACATTCGTGATGCTAACCCAGGTGGTCCTTATAAGAAAATTGCTCGCGAAGAATTTGGATTTGTATTATGATTAAAGTAAAGTATCAACTTAAAGAACATTTAAATACGACACTCTTTAAGTTCTTTAAAACTGAAGAACAAGTAGAGATATTTAAATCTCAAAACCCACATTATATTTTTGTATTATAGTGATTTCTCCTTTTTTGCAAATAAAAGTTAGAGGATATGCCATTATTGACAATTTCTTTTCAAAAGAAACTTGCATTCAACTTAGAGAAGTTGCTTTAAGTGAGAGATATGTAAATCTTTACCATAAAAACGGATATAAAGCATCTGATTTTGATAATGGTAATACAGCATTTGGTATATCTCCTCAGGCAGTATGTGAAATTAAAAGAAGAGCTCCGCTTCTAAAAAATTACAAGTATGTAAGATCATGGAGTTTTGTTTATGATAATATTTGTTCTGGTGTCAATGCTCATGCAGACACATCGACATATAATATTAACTGGTGGGCAACTCCTGATGAATGTGTTCATGATCACAATAAAAATGGATTAATCATTTTCAAAAAACATTCATACGAATTATCTTATGAACAGTATAATATTGAACAAAATTTTATAGATAACTATCTATCTGGATCTAAATCGGTTAAAATACCATATAAATTCAATAGAGCTATCATTTTTCCTGGAAGAATGTTTCATAAAACAGATGAAGTTCATATGAAATCTGGGAAAGAAAATCGAAGAATAAACTACACATTTTTATTTGAATGACATGGATTTTTTAAAAGAGATTGTAAAAGAGATCGGAGATGACTACACAAAACTCGCAAAAGACATCGACGACACCGAAGCGTTCGTGGATACAGGGTCTTACATCTTTAACGGACTTGTTTCAGGTTCTATATTTGGTGGTGTATCTGGGAATAAGATTACTGCCATTGCTGGCGAGTCTAGCACTGGAAAAACTTTCTTTAGTTTGGCAGTCGTCAAGAACTTTCTTGATTCTAATCCTGATGGGTATTGTTTATATTTTGACACTGA